ATGGTGAGCCTAAATATGTATTTAAATCCCCAGACAGTAGAAAGTTTGGGTTAAGTCCAATACCGGACAAAGTTTATAATGTACACTTTTATGCATTTAATAGACCAACAGCATTAAGTGCTTTTGGTGACGAAATAGTTTTTCCAGAACAATACAGTAATGTAATTACAGCTAGAGTTAGATACTATGTGTGGCAATTTAAAGAAAGTCCACAACAAGCTGCATTTGCATTAGAAGATTATAAAAAATCATTAAAACACATGAAGTCAAGTTTAATTAATCCTACTCCAAGAACTATGGTAGATGACAGACTTTATTACTAGGAGATATGAATGACAACTAAAATACCTGCAGAATTATCAAGCACCCCCGGAATTGTAGATAATAGTAATGCAACAGCTATAACTATTGATAGTAGTGAGAATGTAACTATAAATGGAGATACATTTATAAACAGAAATAATCAAACATCAGGAGTAATAAAATTTGGGGGAACTACGAATGGTGGATTTATAGATTTTGATGGTGGTAGTCTACAACTTAATACACAAAGAGACCCAAACACAGGAACATTTGTAAATACTAGTAAATCTCATGCTTCTATTATCATGCAAGGCAACGATGGAGACTCTAATATAAGATTTTTAACAACTAGTTCAAATAATACAACAGCAACAGAAAGAATGAGAATAGATTCTTCTGGTAAAGTTGGTCTAGGAGATACCTCTCCTGATGCAATGTTAAAAGTAGTTTCTAATAGTTCTACTGTAGTAGGAAGTTGGATAAGAGGAGACCAGTATGGATTAAGAGTATCTGGTGGAAGCACTTCAAGTCATTATGCTTTAAGAGTTGCTAATTCAAGTGATTCTAGTTTAATGACAGTTAATGGTGATGGAAAAGTAATGATTGGTGGTACAAGTCCTAGTGCTCTTTTTCAAGTAAATGGAACAGTCGCATTTAGTCATGCTTATTCTTCAAATGCTACTGCTTTAAACATAACAAATACTGTTGGAACTAATAATTATTTTGCTCAAGCATTTTATAGTAGTAGCTCACTTGCTGGATATATTTTTGTAGCTTCATCAACAAATACAACTCAATATGCAACTTCAGGTTCAGATTTATCATTTAAAGAAAATATAAAAGATTGGGATGAAAATGTCTTAGATAAATTTAAAAATATAAAACCTGTTACTTTTAACTTTAAAAGCGATGAAACTAAAGAAGAAATAAAAGGTTATATAGCACAAAATGAAGTTGATAAGTTTCCAGAAGCATATCCAAAAAATCCTACAGATGAAAAGCATTGGTTTAATCCAAGTGGTATGACTGTTTATTTAATGAAAGCTATCAAAGAACAACAAGCTATTATTGAAGATTTAAAATCAAGAATAGAAACACTAGAGGGATAATATGGCACTAACAAAAGTAACTTCATCATTAACCGATTTAGACGGTGGTATTACTATTGATAATATTACTATTGATGGAACTGAAATAGATTTATCAAGCGGAAGCTTAACTGTTGATGCTGCACAAAATATTTTATTAGACCATGATTCAGGTCATTCATTAGTTTTGCAGGGTTCAGGCACTTCTTACGGTTCATTTTTTATAAATAATAGTACTAACTTAGCTATTGCTACAGCAATATCAAATGCTGCAATAGAATTTTTTGCTAATGGCTCAGAAAGAATGAGAATTGATTCTAATGGTAATGTTGGAATAGGTTCAACACCACCTTCAACTATAAGAAATGATGTTCATTCAACAGAAAAAGGATTACAAGTAGGCAGAGCAGCTATGTTATTTGCTGATGGTGGAGTCACAACAGATTTACAAAATAATTCACATTTAAATAATGATGATAATAGAGTTGCTATGACTGGAAATCAAGGTGGTAGTTTTTATCAACAATATGGCGGTATCCACACATGGTATACAGCACCTGCAGTAGCAGCACCAAATACACAAACACATACTCTTAGATTTAGAATTGCTTTAGATGGCACTTTAGCTGGTACAAGCACCAGTATATCTTCTTTATCAGATGAAAGAGCAAAGAAAAATATAGAAGACTATACAGGTGGTTTAGATTTACTTAAAAGTTTAAGACCAAGAACTTTTGAATTTAAAGATACTACAGGTGTACGAAAAACAGGAACTCAAAGAGGTTTTATTGCACAAGAAATTTTAGAAAGTGATTCCTATTGGATTACAGAAGAAGATGCTTCTGACACTAAAGATGCAGAATATGAATACACAAAAGATACAGAAAAAAGGTATTTAACAACTTTAAACGATAAAGATGCTGTATTTGTTTCTGCAATAAAAGAATTATTAGCAAAAGTAGAGGAACTAGAAAGTAAAATAAATGAGTAGAAGTCAGCCTTACACAGTAGCATGTGCTGGAGGTTTAGTTACTTCATCAAATGCTATTGACTTGCTTAAAACTCCCGGTGTAGCAACTGAGCTAAGAAATTTTGAAGTTTCTACCAAGGGTGGTTACAGACGTATTAATGGCTTTACAAAGTTTGGTGGTGGTAGTGCCGTACAACCTACAGGTAGTTCAACAACTATCTTAGGTGCAATACCTTATGCCGATGGTGTAGTTGTTTGTGCAGGTACAAGTATTTATTTTAGTCAGACTGGTACAAGTTGGTTAGAAATAAATAGAGCTAGTGTATCTGGTAGTGGTGATGACCATACAGCTTTTACAGGTCGTAGTGTTGCTGCTAGAACTGGACAAGGACAATGTCAGTTTGCTTTATTTGAAAGTGCTACTTCAGATTATGGTACATTAATTATTTCTGATGGAGCTAACGAACCTTTCTTTTTTAGAATGGAAGGTACAGGTGCTAACATAACTAGCAGAACTTTTTTTGCTGGTGAAATAACAGTAACCGGTACAAAGTCAGTTGAGTATGTAACAGTACATGACAAACACTTAATAGCTGCTGGAGTTGAAGATAATTTAAATACTATATTTTATAGTTCAACTTTAGACCCATTATCTTTTTCAGGTTCTGGCTCTGGCTCTATTGCTTTAGAAGACCAGATAAAAGGTATTAAAAGTTTCCGTAACGAATTATTTATATTTTGTGAAAACTCAATATTTAAACTACAAAATATAAACAATTCTAGTACAGTTGCTGTAATACCAGTTACTAAAAACGTAGGTTGTTTAAGTGGTCATAGTATTCAAGAGATTGCTGGTGACTTGATATTTTTAGCACCAGATGGATTAAGAACAGTAGCTGGTACAGCAAGAATTGGAGATGTGGAGTTAGGAACTGTTAGTAGTAATATACAAAACATTGTTAGTGACTTAGCAGAAACTGTAAATCTTTTTACAATAACCAGTGTAGTATTAAGAGAAAAATCACAGTACCGTTTATTTTACACAAATACTGGAGCTGCTGATAGTACCCAAAGAGGAATTATTGGCACACTAAGACCTAATGGTTTTGAGTGGTCAGAAACTAGAGGATTAGAAGTTACTGCTATTGGTTCTGGTTTTGATAACGATGGTGTTGAACAATATTATCATGGCGATACTAATGGTAATATTTATCAACATGATACTGGTGATGACTTTGATGGCACTGCTATTTTAGCAAGATATACCACACCAGACTATGACTATGGTGATTTAGGAACTTTAAAAACTTTACACTATCTTAGAGTTTCTATGGCAACAGAAGGTATTGTAGAACCTGATGTACAAATTAAATTTGACTATAACAGTACTGATGTACCACAACCAACAGATTTATTTGACTTAGGAGTTATAAACCCACCTTCTTTATTTGGTGATGCAGTATTTAACACAAATAAATTTGCTGGACAAAATAATCCAATGATAAGAGTACCATTACAGGGTAGTGGTACAAGTAATAATTTTACAGTAACAAGTAATGATACAAAACCAAGCTACACAGTTAACGGACTTTATGTAGACTTTATACCTTCAGGTAGGAGATAATTATGGCACAAGCTTATATAAGACAAAGTACTTTTGCAGACGGTGATACTATTACCGCAGCTTTGTTTAATGATGAATATAATCAACTAGTAAATGCTTTCGCATATTCTTCTAGTAGTGCTAGTTCTACTGGACACAGACACGATGGTACTGCCGGACAAGGTGGTAACATATTTAAAATTGGTGACTTAGATTT